TCTGTGCCGTCGTCTCCCCTAAATTGGATCTGGCCTAAAACGTCATCGCTTTGAACAACTGTAAAAGAGTTGTGTGAGGCGTTTCGACTTTTTATAAACGCAACAGTAGGGCCGCCGGCATCTGCGGAATTTCTAATAAAAGATCCGCTAGACGAATGATCAGTAGTGCCTGCAACCTGAAGGCGCATGTCAGGCGAACCAGTTGCTGATGTTCCTACAAGCAGTCGACCAGAACTGTCGATTGTTGCCTTGGCGCTGTTATCAACAAGGAACTTTAGAGTGCTGTCAGCGTCAGCGTTCCCGGAGTCAGAGTTAATCTCTAAAGCAGGTCCAACCTGATTGATTTTTGATGTTGCGTCGCTGTCAACCAGTTCAATTGCCGCGCCAGCATCTGTGCTTTCAAACTTTGCGACAGTATTGGTGCCGCCACTGTTCACATGCAGGTGAGCATCAGGCGTGCCTTCGTTGATGCCAACGCGATCATTCCCAGCGTCAACAAACAGCATATTTGCTGCATTGTTTGACTCAACACGGAAGTCAACGTCGTTGCTTGGATCGTTAACGACAACCTCAGCAGTCGTCACATTAAACCGTTCAACACCAGCAGTCGAAAGGCCAACAGAATCATTCGCACCAGAAAACAGTCCGGTGTTGGTGTCGTCGGTGAACGCCAGTGCAGGAGATGCAGCGCTGCCATCAGCAATGGTCAGTGATCCATCCAAAGATCGAATCGTGATCCATGCGTTGTTGGCGCTATTACGCAGCTTCAATAGGCTGGTGTTCGTATCCGCCCACCACTGATAGGCATACGTCGTCGAAGGTTCAGTGCTACTGCTGTTATTGCTGACGATTGCCGCTAACGCATTATTCAAATCTGAACGGACCGCCGAACCAGACCCATTCGCGATCACATAATCATGAGTGGCCATTACTCAGTCCGCTGCGGACAACATGTGCCCACTCTACTGTTTCTTGCCATAGCCAACCGCGCTGTAAGTGAAGTTGCGGTCGACGTTGTTACCGCTTGAGTCCAGTACATCAAGGCTAAAGCCAGTAGCAGAAACGCTGCTGATGTTGACCCGCTCCCCAGCGCCAAGGTTCTGCACTGTCACACCAACACTTGGAAGGTAAGCGTTTGTGCCGCCAAGCGACGCCGTACCAGTGAAGAACGCCTTATCGAACGTGACTGCCTTGGTGCTAGTGCCTGAAGCCGTTGCGCCGTTGCTGTTCTCTTGCCGACGCTGAAGCGTTGCCAAATAACCCAGCTCGTCAACTTTGATGTTTTGAGATACGTCGTTGCTGGTCAGCTCAGCTTTGAACTGGAACGCTCTTGCTACAAACGTCCCACCTATAAATTGCTGCCAGCTGCTGTAGGTGGGCGATCCGGACGGGTCGTCATCAGTTTTACGCATGTAGAGCTTTGCGCTTACTGCGTCAGCATCCGGACCGTCAAAGTCGTTCCATGTATCTATGTTTGCCTGCCTTTGGTCAATAGTGTTGTTCGGGAAGAATGCCTGCGTGACAAGATGTCTGGTCAGGTCAAGTGAAAACACATTGCCTAGGTCGAGCGTATTTGCAAACGCATACTCTGCAGAGGATTTGATATTGCCTAGCGCATCAATATCGGTAACTGCATCGACGTCTGCGATCGAGTCAAAATCTGCATCGCCATCAATAAGCAGAGCGTCAAAGGTCGAACTATAGAAACAATCGGTTTTAGTCCCTTGGAACGGCGTAGAGTCTTGATCTTCACGCCTGTTCTGCACCAGTAGGCGGCCAAGGGTGTCAGGAAAATCGACTAGGACACTGGTGGCGTTAGTAGATCTGTTGCCTGTGTCATCTTCAAACTTGGCAAGGACTTCGCCCTCAACTAAGGGCACAACTGCCTCTGTTGAATTACCTGGAAGCGCATCTACAAAATCAACAGAGTTTGGCCAAGTTCCTGATCCATCCGTAAGACTGCTATGACGAATGATCACCTTGCCGCCAACTCTTACGTCAAGATCAGCAGACAAGTCCCAACGCAGTCTTGCGCTGTTTGCGCTGATTGTTTCGATTGAAAGGTTTTGAACATCGCCTGGAGGCGCTGTTTTGCCCAGCAACGTGAACTTGCCGGTTGCCGGTTTGCTTAACTTGCCGGTATAGCTAGCTGCCCTGACCTCTACTTCTAAGACGCCAGCTTTCAGGTTTCGTATTGTCAGGTCTGCCGTGGTTGTTGTTACTTCAGTAAAGTTATTGTCGCCGAGTCGGTATCTTACCCTGAACTCGTTTAAGTTTATGCGATCATGTTGCCAGCCAAGATTAAAGCCAGTGTGAACAGTTTGTCCCTCTTCATACAAGAACTCTGTTCCTGTTAAGTTATCTGGCGCAGAAGGTGCATTGTCTAGGTTGGTAATATCTCGATTAGTTAGCGCAATGTCACGCTCCACTGCATCGTAAATAGAGCTGTTGAATGCAATGCAGTTGACGCCATACGCTTCATCGCCTGATTCAACGACTGAAACGACACGGAATTGCTGTGGTTGCACAGTGTCGTTTTGGAACAAAAAGACAGAGCCAGCGGGCGGAGCCTCACTAAAAGCAGAGTCAACACTAATGACTGCCGTTCCACCCGTAATTGTTATGCCGTCTGTCGAGACATCACGCTGCTCTATCAGCCCAGTCGGCAAAAGCACAGACAGTTTTGGGTTGTTAGTAGCCAGCTCAGCAGTTAAATCAACACTGCTGTCTGTTGTGACTTGAGTAGTCGTTGCAGACTTAACCCGTCCTGAACGACGAACGCCGGATTTTGTTGGATCGGCAATCTCAACCACCGTCCCAGGGCGCAAAATAATCCCACTCTCAATCGCAACACTAAAGCTGCACGTCTCAGTCAGTTCTTGCTCTGACAACAAAGTCCACTTGCCGATACGGTGCGCTTGCCCTTGGCTGTAACAACCGATGGCCTTGATGTCTTTTTTGATGATGCCGTACTTGGCAACAGCATCATGATCCTCAACGTATTCGTATTCAGTGTCGCCACGAGTGTCGTAAGACTGCCAAGCCACACAAGCAACGGTGTGCCGCGCTTTTTGGGACGTGCCTTGATACTGAAAAATGCCCTCAACGACATTGCTAGGACCAAGCAAATACTGTGCATCAGCTGGCTTGTCCTGAAGCAGCTGCAACGTTCCAGCGCCGTAGTACGAGATACCACGGAAGATTGCTGTCATCTGCTGAATGACGTTGTATACCTCGTCCCTGCTGTTAATCAGCAGGTTGAGACTAAAACGTGGCTCTTGGCCGCCTTTACCGTCGTCAACCAGTTCGTTGCAATACTGAGAAATTGCAAAAAAGTCATACTTATCAAGGGACGATTCCGGAATGCCCGCCCCAAATCTTTCCGAAGTCAAGAGGTTGTATAGACACCAAGCCGGATCATTTGTCCAAACTGTGCCCCCTGGGGCTCCCGGATCACTACTAAGCTGACCGTCCCAAATCCCGCTGTATGTAATCCTTCCAGGTATTCCACCTGAAATAGTTTCAGTTGCGCCAGTTGACACAACAAGTCTTTCAGTTTCGCTTTTATCTACTTTTGCGTTGGTTGGCACGCCAATCTTAATGCCGCGAATCAGATATTTACGGCTTGGAATGTTGTTAAACTGGCGTGAGTCAAATCGCAGGCCGACCAATGCTGCATTGGGATAGCTAAATTTTTCGTCAATTATTTCGGTAAAACTTGAAAAAATTGTTGTGCTTGCTCGAAATGTATCTGATCCGCGATTGCTGCTAGTTTCATCCTCGCTGACACGCACCAAGCGCACATCAACGGGGTGACTGCCGGTGAGATCGATTAAATAATCACGCTGATAACGGCTGCTGCTTTTGCCGCTAATTGTGTCACTAATAACGTCAGTAAAACCACCGCTATTGTATTGAACTTGAATTTTTATGCTGACCGAATGACCCTCGATGTCTCCGTCGTCCTCTATCCTTTGAAGCTGCGGAATAGTTAGCGTGACACGTACGCGATCAACGTCTGTATCTGTAATGGTGCGCGTGACTGGCGTGTCTTTTGCAACTGTGACTCCAACCCCTGTTTCACGCTCTACCGCGCTAAAAGGTCCAGGGATATAAGCCTGACCCTGCGTTCCAACACGGGGAACAACCTTGAAGCCCTCAAAATTACTGGTGCCGTCCGCGTTCTCAATAGGCGTATTGTCTAGAAAAATACTTTTATTACCGCTTTCCAAGCCTTCAATCTCGCCTTCGGAAAGCAAGTCAAGAACGTTGCCAAACTGTACTGACTGAAGGGTGTCATCTTGCTCAGTAGGCGTTCGGGCGCTGCTTCCACCGCCACCTTTGCCGCCGCCACCGCCAGCACCTTGGACGTATTTAGTTTGTGTCATGCCTGTACCTGGTCAACATCAAGGCCGCTCGACAGCACAGCCGATCCAACGAAAACACGCCCGTATGCGATCGGTACAGGCAAGCCTTGTCGGGATGTGTTTACAACGTTGGAAATACTAAAAGACTCAAGCTGTGCAGCCTCTCGGCCATTCTCCAAGCTTGTAGGCTCCGGCTGCGGTGAAAGTGCTTGAGCAACACCGCCAAGCACTAGAGCAACGCCAATGTTGCCAGCAGCAGCTGCCAGAGCGCCTCCGGTTGCAGTGGCAACAAACCCAACACCCTGAGTTGCGTTCAACGCAAAACCAGCTCCAGGAGCTGCAATAGCAACAGCAATCAACGCTGCTCCCAACAAAATTGCACCAGTGCCTCGCCCTGCACCAGTGACAACAGGCGTAATACTGAACACCTCCTTATCGCTAAAAGGCATCAACAAAGGGCCAACATTTTCCTCTGTAGCTTTCTCTTTGCTGACGGCAACGCGATAGCCAACGCCATCTTTCTCGCTATCAATCAACCACTTGTCTAAACCTGGAAAGTTGACGCACAACGCTTTGATTGCCTGCGCTGGTGTCGCTACGTCAAACTCAAACCGGCATTGGCCTAGCCGTTTGCGTAAAGCGCCATAAACCTTAACGGTCTTCATGCCTCAGGGCGCAAGCTGTGCTCATTGCATAGTAACTGGTGCCAAGGGTGTAAACATCCCTGCTCGACAGCCTTCCTTGAACATGATGCAAGACCCGACAGTCGCCTAAGTAGATCGCCGCATGGTTTGGTACGGGTGACACCAGATTCATCAAAATCAGATCACCTGGTTGCAGCTGCTTAACTGGGATCTTGTAAAACCCTTCCCGGCTGAAGTTTTCGACATACAAGTTCTCACCGTGATCCCACCACTGATCACGCCGTTGGTAATCCCGTAACTGGATGCCGTACTCTCGTGCGTACCAGTCCCGCACCAACGTGTAGCAGTCCACAACACCGTGGACAAACTCACGTCCCACATACGGCAGCTGAAAGCCCTCAGGCTCGCAGTAACCCCAACCTTCAGTGTTTGGGTTGACGATAAACCACGGCAACTCTGACTTTTCACACGCAACACGATCAGCCGGCGATGGTGCCGGATTGGTTTTTGGGTGACTGTGGACAATGGCAACGATTTCACCCTTGTCCTCCACTTCGTTCCAGCCGCTCAGCACGAAGTGCTCATCAGGCGTTTCCGCGATGTTTTGGCACGGAAAATAACGCCGACGACCTTTGACCACAGCGACCAACCCACAACACTCTTTTGGGTACTGATCCTTAGCGTGCTGCAAAATTTCAGCCTTTATGGCTGCTGGCAAACGCATCACTTAGTAAGACCCGCTCCAGGGAATGAGCCAAACGGTAGTTCATTGTTCTCGCCAAACCGCAACTTGCAGCTGGCTACTCGCTTCCCGCAAACGTCCTCAGCTTCCGTTGCAACACTGTTGCCGTTAACGTCAAAGTAATTAGTGCCGGCATAGCTGCACTCACTACTGCGGTACTTCCATTGGCACACGTTGGCGATTAACTGTCGTTTCGGAATGGACTGACCAGCTAGATCAAATTTGCTGGCTAGCTCAAAAGACACAGCATCCCGTGTCTCACTTGCTTTGCGATCAATAAACCATCGCTCTTGCGGAAACTGAACATTAGGGTCAGCTGCGCTTTCTCCGTCAAGGTATTTTTTCAACGTTCGGATCCGGCGCACCTCCGCTCCACCAAGGTCATTCCCTTTGGTCGTTGCGTTCACAACCAGCAAAATCGACGTAATTTCACTGCCCAGGTTGCTCACCGTCAACGTAGGTCGCGGCAACGTACCGGTATTTGTGTACTCAAACCCATCTGCTTTGACCGGAATCCGCTCATAGGTTTGCCCACCAAAAACAATGTTGCCCGTCACATCAGCATTGGTGCCTGCGTGCCAGCGATAGATGTCGTTGCTGCCGTGTAGCGCCGAGTCCAACCTCAACTCAAATAGCTCAATGATTGCGCTTGGATTTATCTTGGCTAGCTCTTCAAATGCAGAAGCAATAGCTGTCCATACACAGGTCCCGTCTGTAACGGTGTCGCCAATGTTGTTAGGCCAGCTTGGCTCTGCACTTGCTGAGTTGCCAGCTGTCGTGCATCGAAAAAACAAGCCAGACGGCTGTTGGTCGCTGGCACGTCTAATGTCGCCAACTGAAAATGCAGTGCTACCAGACCAAACTGCTACTGCCATTACGGTTCAAAGACTTGACGGAAGGTTGTTTGAATTGTGGCGCGATTAGCGTACGGAATTGATTTAGTCCATTCATCACACACCCACTTGTATGTGTCTGTGTCGTCGGGTGGTGACCAATCAAAAGCAGCATTATCGTCTGCGCGTGCGTCCAGAAACGTTTCAATTGTGTCAGCGTCAGTCTCCGTCAAATTGACAAACGACAGCGTCCATACCTTTGGGTTTTGATTGAGGCCATAAGTCAATCTCTTTTCATAACCATCAGCAAATTGGACCTTGCGAACAATCGGCGTGCTTGCCTTTTGCGCACCGTAGTCAGGTTCTATAGACGGAAAAGTTGCCATTAGCTTGCAAGTAGACCACCGGGACGTTTTTGTTTGACCAGCTCTTGCTGCACTGCAACGCCTATTGCCTTGCCAAGCTGTGACGCCTGAGCGCCATCGCCTTCTACAACAGAGCCTGAAGCGTCAACATTAACCGTCACGTTACCAACGCCACCACCTGAAGTCTCAACACCAAGGCGACCGCCACGACCACGGCGCAAGGGAAGCACGGCTTCAGGACCAGCCTCACCCATGAGCGCCATTGTTGGCCGGCCGATATAACCGCCCTTCGCATAAGGAACGATGCCGTTTTGAGCAAACACGTTGCCTTTAGCGCTTGGGATTAGATCCACAAGACTGCCCACACCCGACCGCAGGAACATGCTGGCAAATGTCCGCAGCAGGCCAGACAACGACTCGCCCAAAGACTTGGTGCCGTCAATAAGACCTTCAATCGCGCTTGTCATTTGATTCGCCAGCGTGTCTTTGACTTGATCAAGCGTGATCTTGTACTTGTCGGTTTTGTTGTTTAACTCTTCCTGCTGCTTAATTCTGTCTTGAATCCCAGCGTTGCCGCGAACTATTTCTTCAACATGGGCAGCAAGCTCAGGAGTAAGACCTTTCGTAAGATTTTCAACTTGGATGTCCAGCTCAACCTCTTCCCTCTTCCCTTCCAAGGTTGCATCTAGCAAACGCCTTTCTTCTTTCAATGCAGCGAGCATTTCCATCACTTTGCCAGTTCGCCCAAGCCCTATCCCTAAAGCGTCTAGCGTAGTTTTGCCAGTTGTATCTTTTTCAGGCTTAGACCTATCAGGTGTAGGCAAAAACCCAGAAAGAGGCTGATCATCTTCTGTAAGGTCAACTGAGGTTGGAGTTGTTGCTCGGTTAATATCGCTGCGCAGCTGATCTCGCCGTTTCACTAATCCAGCAACCGTCCTCTCTATTTCATCAATAACGCCTTGTCTCGTAAAGCTTGGCGTTGTCTCTGCACGCATATCTTTGAGCGTCTTTCTGTAATGAGCCAAGGCTTTGTTGATGCCTTGAATTTGCAACGTATTTTTTGCAATCATGGCATCGTCACCAATGCCAAAGAACTTGGCAAAGGCATCTGCCCCGTCACGGATAGTCTTGGTCAGATCAATAAAGCCTTGCGACAGCTCAATAAGACCAGGCAACAAATCGTCCAAGATCTGCATTTTGAGCCGATCCATCTCAATTCCAACCTTTGTGAGGTTGTCATTGAACGTCTCAGAGTTACGAGCAAAGTTCTCGCTTAACTCAAACCCAAACTCATCAAGAGCTTCTGAGCCACCGTTCAGCAACGTGATCATCTTTTGGCCAGAACGGCCAAAGATGTCCATTGCAACAGCAGCTTTTTCAGGACCGTTTGGCAGATCTTGGAACCGATCTGCAATATCAGAAAGCAGCTGGTCAGAGTCCTTAAGCGTGCCGTCTTGGTTCTTGACCGCGACGCCCAGCTTTGCGTATGCGTCGGCGTAAGTTGCAACACCTTCCGACGCCTCAACCTGCGTGCGGGCCAAAGTCCGCAGACCTGTTTCTAGATCGCTCTGACTAACGTCGGCGAGCTTGCCAGCGTTGACATACGCCAGCAGCTTGTCAGCGGCGATACCTGTCCTGGTGCTCAGCTTGCCGAACGCGTCAGCAGTATCGATTGCGCTTTTGCCAAGGGCGACAATTCCACCAACAGCAGCGATTGCAAACAGACCTTTGAAGGCTGCGCCGACGCCACGCACAGCCATCCCAAGATTTTTGGCTTTGCCCTCAACCCCTTGCATTGAGTTGCCGAGGCGCTTGATATTGTTTTCGCCCTTGGTTTTGGCGTCTATTAGCAAGCCAAACTTGGCAGTCATTTACTTGCTCCTTTTGTTAAGGATCTTGACTGCCGCAGCCTCCATGACCTGCAAGTCCTCAAGCACGGCCAGCTGGTCATCAACTTCATACAGTCTAAACAGCCATTCAACAGCTGAATAGTCCAACCCGCAAACACCTGACATCGTCGTGCGCCACTGCGTCTGACAACGTAAAAACATCTCAACAGCAGGCCAGTTGTCAGGCCACACCTCGAAGTCTTCTACCTTTTTTGCCTTGCGCATGGCATTTATCTCACCAGGGTCCATCCCCTGGTCGAGAAGCTCTTGCACACTGTCCTCAAAGATCCCGCCGAGTTCGCCCCAATGCGAAACGGCGTCTTCTAGTTTTTTCTTTTAGCTCCCCGCTTGCTGTCCAAATATGCTCCAGCGATCGCTGCTGCAATCATTGGAACGTCTAGGAGTTGGTCGCGTGAGCTGATGCTGTAAGGCACTTGCTCACCGTCTTCATCCTCAATACCAGTCCAGCCCATAATGACTTCACGGGCGATTTCGACATCAGACAAGCTGCCCTCTGCGCTCAAATCCGCAATTTCTATAAGACGGCTTTGAGTGAGGTCCTTGAATTCAACATCAAAAGTGACCCGCTGGTGTTTGCCCCCATCAACAGGGACATCCACAGATACGGGCCACTTGTAGCAGTTTGACTTTTTAAGGACAAAGCCCATAAAAATTAGGTGAAGGCGAGGCTAACCTCGTCGTTTCCACTAGAACTAGGCACCATAGTAGTAGGGATGTTTAACATCACCATGCCTTGATCCTCAGAATAGGTCGGATTACCAAGCGACAGCCCGCTAGTAGGTGCAGTCAGCGTGATGATGTTGCCAGCGGTAGCCCCGTGAACGATGCTGAGGTTGCCTGAAGTGCCTGCGACAGCAAGAGCAAAGAAATCTTTGGTGGCAAGTGTCGGGGCCTCAATCACAAAGTTTGCAGTAGCTGAGCGATTAGTGATCAGCACTTCCTTTGTTGAATTAACAAGCTCTCGATAAACAACCTCGTTCCCAACATCGATCTCAGCAGACTGCAAGGCCAAGTTGGTTGCAGAGAAAAGCGTGAAAGACGTTGTGTTGGTGTCGTTAAAGATCTCAGGGTCTGCCTGATTGCTAAACGTCTGAGACGGTGATGCAGTATCAGTCGGAGCGTTGTATTGACCTGTGAGAGTGAAGTTAAAAACAGGTATCTGGTTTGCGTTCAAGCTGATCGTGTATGTCCCCCGGCAACCAGTGACAATGTGACGCAGGCCGTCGGTATCGTAGTGAATTGTGCATGACTCAAAACCAGTCGAGCGCGGCACATAGGTCACAGAGGTATTGGCAACTGTGGTGGGGTTCATCCCACAGGCCCTCAGAATCGGGTCATATTTAGGAGCAGTGCCGGCAGTCCCAGAGCCTGCATACTCAACTTCAAAGCTGACAACTACGCGGGTGTTGGCAATCAGCTGCGGGCTGTTGCCAAGATAGCTGCGGATAAGGTCACGAGACAAAACCTCAGACTCAGCCGGCTGAATTTCAAGATTGCGCAGTTTGATGGAATCAGCGCTGCCCGTAGGAGTTGGATCAGTGCCGTAAACCGACTCAATCTTAGCAAGAGCGCTCCTTACGCGATAAAGCTTAGCCATCGTTCAGAGCCTCAAGAGTAAACGGGTTTCTGCAATTAGTTTAATTCAACTGGTCGCCTAAGCCATGGCTAAGCCGCCGTTAAGTCCTCTCGGTCTGTCCGGTACTTGACCACAAAATCCATGGCTACGACACCGAGCGGCACGTCTGCATCAAAAAACTCAAAGGTAGTCGTGTCTGCATCGATGTCTAAGGCGTATCCGTTCACGGTTGGATCAGCCATGATCTTGCTGTGAACCTCCTCAACAAACGCATCAGCAGCGTTGCCTGGAGCATCGTTGCGAACAAAGACTGAACACCTAACCCTTAGGTTCCACATAGTCTTGACGAAAGAATCCTCGTTCGGATCGTCAGAGACCGGCTCTAAAACAATGGCAGGGACTTCGCCACGGGCCAAAGGCGTTGTTTTGACGCGGTAAACGTCAACGCCTGAAATTGCGTCTAGGTTTGTTTTTAGACGGGCCAGGATGTTTTCGCGGCGGGTTGTCATACCTTCTGCAGCGAGATCTCACAGAACAAGCCGTCATCAATCAATCGGGTCTCTCGGACCTTGTAGGCAACAGAATTGACGGTGATGCTGGTGCCTGCTGTAAGGGTGCCAAAGTCAGAGGCCTTGGCGGTGATTTGGTAGTCAGTACTGAGCACCATGTCACCGGCCAAGACTTGACTGGGCTCATCAAGGATCACATTGGCTGTCGTTGCGCCTGACGTTGCAGACACACCAAACGGATCGTCAAGAAAGACGCCTAGATCAGTTGCGAGAAAATCAGCTAGCGCCATCAGCCTTAGCTTTGCGCTTTGCTTTGGGCTTTGCAGGTGCTGCGACCTCGACTGCTTTACCCATGCGGATGAGCAGTGCGCCGTCAGAGTCCGACACGTCATAAGACTGGCCAGCCTCTAAGGCTTTGCCAGATGCCATGACGTTTCTAGTGCAGGTGATTTGCATAAGAAAAAAAGGGGACCGTTGCCGGCCCCCTCCCCGTTATCAAGCGGTGGTGATGTCCTCGATTGAGGCAAAGGCAGATGCCTGACGCACTGCAACATCGAAAGTGATGATGCCGCGAACCGAGGTCAGAGCCTTGCTGAAGTCATCGGAGTCAGTGCCCACGGTGATTTCAAGGCCGTTGCCGTAGAAGCCGAGCATTGCCTGGCTGAAGTCACCAGCAACCAGAGCGGAGCACACGCTGGAGCTAGTGCCCTTGGTCAGGTTGGAGGGCACAGCGTTGGTGACGGCGATCGGGTAGCCGTTCAGGGTCAGAGGCGTGGGGCCACGACCAACAGCCTGCAGATCGGTGTTGTAAAGGAAAGCACCGTCGGTGGTGGTAGAACCACCAGCGCGGAGTTTCTTCAGGCCACCCATCACCTTGGCGTTGGTGACATAAGCCATGTTCGGGCCGAAAGCGTTGTCCTGGGTGACTTCAGTCTCCAGGTCAACGATCTTCTCCATGGTGATGGCACCGCCGTTGGTGCCCATGGCCACAGAGCCGATGCCGCTGGTGTTGCGGATGCCGGTGGG